AAGATCAATGAATATTCTGAAAAGTACTCAAATTTTTATGCTCTTGATTCTAGTCAAGAACAAAGACTTCTTGAGTATGCAGAAGATGCTAAATCAATGCTTGTTACTTCTGGAACAAGTAATCAGTATCATGCCAATGATTTTAATCTTTGTAAGAAGGTATCTTGTAAAACCTTTGCTATTCAACATGGCATTTCTCAAGAGGGTATTACAAGACTTCCACAGTATTACTTTAGTGCTGATAAAGTGATTGCTTGGATTAAAGAGGAGAATCTTCATCCCAATGCAGACACACCAAAGGATAAGTTTATCTTTGTCGGTGTTCCTAATCACTATTTTGGTAATATTTCACCTATCGAAGATGCAAAGGTATTTTTCTTCACCAATGGATTTGATAAACCTAATGGTGAGGATATTAAATTGGAGACTAGTGGTGGTGACTGGGGTGGCATCTATACCACATCATGGAAAGAGGAGACCTGGGATAAGATCCTTACTTTATCTGATGGTCCATGTTACTATGTGAGACATCCAACTTGTAATGGTGGCAGCCTGCATTCAAAACTTGAGTACATCCTTAAGAAGGAGGATAAACATCTGGTTGATAATACATGGTTATCCAGGAATAACATCAATAGGTCTCAACTATACTCTCTTGGGTCTAAGTATTATGTAACCAATCCATCAAGTTGTTGGATTGATTGTTACTTGAATGGGGTTGACTATGAGATTTTTGTGGATTATAATTCTAATGTAGATATTTTATTAGAAGACTCCTTACAGGGGGTTAATAAAACTGCCGAAATATGTGAGTTATTATTACAATGAAACAAGGAAAGGTTTGGGGTAAAACTGAATTGGTATGTGCTAATCATGCTTTAGAATTTCATAGGATTGATTTTAAAACGGGAGGTGTTTGCTCAAAACACTTGCATAAATTTAAATGGAATGGATTTTATGTTGTTAGTGGTAAATTGTTGATTAGAAACTGGAGACATAATCAGGGATTGGTTGATGAAACTATTTTAGGAGCTGGTGATTTTAATGCTGTAGAACCAGGATATTATCATCAGTTTGAAGCATTGGAAGATGGTTTAGCATTTGAGCTTTACTGGGCAGAGTTTAATCATAATGATATAGAACGGGAAACTTTTGGGTTTAGTAGAGAGAATGGATAGGAATAAATCTACATCTAAACTTAAAGGTATTGGACCAATCTATTATCTCAATCTTGATGGGCAACCAGAAAGACGTGAGTATATGGAAGAACAGTTTAAATACTGGGAGATTGAAAATTATGAACGTATCTCTGCATATGATGGTAGAGAAGATGACCTGAGTGATATACTTAAAGGGGTATATCCTTCCATGATGACTTCCGGGGAGATTGGATGTACTACGTCCCATCTGAAGGCACTTAAGCACTATCTAGAGACCTCTGATAGTCCTTATGCAATCATCATGGAGGATGATTGTAGTCTGGATTTAGTTCGGTTTTGGAATTTTACTTGGGTTGATTTTTATTCTCAGATTCCTTATGACTGGGATGTTGTTCAGATTGCAATCATTTGTACAGGAGATATTCATGTTAAACTTCATAAGAGGTTTGTAAATGATTTTTCTACTGCTTGTTATGTAATCAATAGACATCATGCAGAGAAGATTGTAAGACTTCATTGTCGTGGAGATAAGTATAAGTTGGATCAGGGTGTGAAACCTCGTCCTGTTGCTGATGATTTGATTTATAATTCGGGAAATACTTTTTCTATTCCTCTTCTTTTGTATAGGACAGAACTTGGGTCAAGCATTCATCCAGAGCATGTTGATGCTTTCCATAAGGGCAATTATGCAGCCCAAAGTAATTATTGGGAACAGCAAGGGTCTTCTATTGATATTAAAGAACAGATGAATTATGATCCTTATTTGGGTCGGGTAACCGAAAGTAGTGCTGCTAAAAACCAATCATCAGAGGGTGAATAGGTAAAAACACTTGACGTTTTACGAAACGTAAAGTATACTAAATAAATGAACGTAAACAAATGCCCCCGAAAGATCGTCCGGCAGATGTGATACGCTCAATAACATACAGGCTTGTCGAGTCTGTTATTCATCCGCAATCTTTGTATTGCGAGACACTTAGGAAAACAAAAATGTTTAAATCCGCAATCGCAGCTGTTGCAGCTGCACCTCTTTTCGCTGGCGCTGCCCTTGCAGGTCCCTACGTTAACGTAGAAACCAATGCAGGATGGACTGGCGACGACTATACGGGCGCTACTACCGATCTTCATGTTGGTTATGAAGGTGCTCTTGGTGATACCGCTAGCTACTACGTACAGGCAGGACCTGCTGTAGTTGCCGCTGATGGTGTTGACACTGAAACTCAATTCTCCGGTAAGGCCGGTCTTGGTTTTGCTGTTACGGACCAACTCGGTGCATATGGCGAACTCAGCTTCTTGACTGCTGACGACTCTGATGATCTTGGAGTTGGTGGTAAGTTGGGTGTTAAGTACAGCTTCTGATCAATAGATTAGATTAACTATAAGGGACTCTAATTTAGGGTCCCTTTTTTTATACTCTATTTTTTAACTGCTATGGATAAAGAACCACGTTGGAAGAGTATTGTTGGACATCCTTTATGGATGGTTCCTATGATTTTGTTTATCTGTTTAGGTTTTATTGAAATAATCCATACTAAAGAACATAACAATATGGATGGAGATTCTCATGCTTATTGTGGACAGAAGAAATGGGTTAAAAAATTACAAATGTATTATGATAATAATGCATACTAAATATTCTCATACTTTGCTTTAATTTTATGGAATTTGTTGCTATATTTGCTGCTATTTCGGCAACCATATACGGTGCTTATGCGCTGACACCAAAAAAATAAAGGGATTGACAAAACTTTACATATCATATATAATATTGTAATGTTTCTTTACATAAGATAAAATGACTTCATCGACAGCAGTAGTTACAACTGAAGACGGCAACCGTCAGAACATGTTTGCCAAGGAACCACGTATGTACGTTGATCCTAAGGATGTAAATGTTACTCAGGCAGAACGTGCAGAACTTCTTAATGGACGTTTGGCAATGGTTGGATTCAACATGGCAGTTCTTTCTTATGTTCTTACAGGACAAATCATTCCAGGATTATTCTGATGTCAGAAGTTCAAATGGCTTTGTTATTCCCATTTGTTCCTTTTGCTGCCTTTCTCCTCATCGAATTTCTGTTGGACATCACTAGTCCGCCAGACGATGATGATGAAGGTGGAGATGGTGGTATAATGCAACCAGTATATGTTCCTTCAACAAATCCAGCATGACACAAACACTATTGGTATTCATGGCTCTTCTTAACTTTATGTTCTATCCATTGGTAATAGCAACTATTATTGCTATTGTCATAGAGCAATTGGTAAGAAAGTTTGCAGATTCAGATCCACAATCTGTTGATGATGCCCGTGATATTCGTATCTCTATGGGCGTTAGAAAGTATCTTTATAGACAAGCATGGATTGTTAATATTCTATGGTTCTTAGGATACTTGGTACTTATGTTTATGAATAGGCAAGGACCACAGCAGATGCCAGATATGATTTGGCAAGGGTAGGTTGACAAAATCTGGCATTTGATATATAATTCTGTTGTAAATTCTTAGTCAAATGATTTTTGAATTCTTATCAGCAACAGTTGTTGCTGCTGCTTCCCCTTCTCCATCATGGAAGTGTGAAGGATGTACTCCTGATGAGAAAATTACCTTAGCATATATTCAAGATAGGACAAATATTACTGATAGAAATGCTCTTGCCACTATTATGGGCAACATTAAGCAAGAGAGTGAGTTTAAATCTAATATATGTGAGGGTGGTGCAAGAGTTAATTATAATCAATGTCGTAGTGGTGGATACGGATTGATTCAATGGACCACTGTTGGTCGTTATAATAATCTTGGGAAGTTTTGCACCAAGTATGGTTGCAACCCAAGTTCATTAGACGGACAACTTCGTTATATGATTAATGAGAATATTTTCCAGACACAACTTCCTTATTTTGAAGGTAGTGGACAGACTGTTAGTTATTATATGAATGCTGCTTATCGTTGGTTAGGATGGGGCATTCATGGTGCTAGAACTAACTATGCATACGATTATACTAAGAAATTTACTTTTTCCTAAAATGGGCAATTATTCGGGTACAGAATTAAAAGTTGGTGAAGATTGGCGTTATAGTAAACAGAAATTGGAGATTCGCCAACAGGCACTCACCATACTTCTTAAGAAGTATGGTAGTGAACTTGATAATACAAGAAAGTCAAAGTATACAAACCAGTCTATATATGAGTGTGCCCATGATTGGGTATCTCAAGGCAATGTAAATTGTAACGGCATCGCCGCATACTACGAGGCATACTATCATGCAAAAAGTAATTAACGTATTAGCAGTTCTATCATTTGTTGGAACTGCTGGTATCATCGGTGGAGGAACAGTTGTTTATCTTCGTCGAGATGCTATTGTTGAACAGGTAAAAGAAAACGTTGCTAAGGCAGCAGCAGATGCAATTGCAGGAGCACTTCCAGGAATGATGAATTCTGCTATGCCCGAACTTCCTGGTGCTACTGGAGATGCTATTTCAATACCTCCTACATCTGGATCTATTTCGCTTCCTTTCTAATATGAAAAAAATTATTATGAGTCTGTTGGCAGCAGTTGCTATGTCTGCTCCAGCAATTGCTGATGACTCTAAAATCACCAAGGGATATTATACAATGGATTCGATGGGGTGTATGCTTTTACGAGAATGCACTGATGGAGTCAAAGAAGTCTTTAGTGTCCTTGATATTGCTAATCATTATCCCAATCGTAATTATTATCCTGTTGCTGACGAGTTCAACAGAATGCTCGTTTCCCTCAATCAAGTCGGAGTTAAGGTGTTTCTAGCAGAGGAAAAATATTTCCCTCCTGGCCATCGTGGCGTTTATCATACTGTAAGTAATAACTTCTTTTTAAATAAGACATTCATGGGTCGTCCTCATGTGCTTATGAGTGTAATGAGACATGAGGGGTGGCATGCGGCACAAGATTGTATGGCAGGAACTATAGATAATAGTATGATTGCTATCATTTTACCTGAAGAGGATGTTCCTAAACTTTGGGAAAAGATTGTAGAGAAAACTTATATTCTACAACCTGAGGCTATTCCTTGGGAGAAAGAAGCAACATGGGCAGGTAAAACTACAGGTATGACTCAGAAAGCACTTGCATCTTGTGCTGCAGGAACTATGTGGACAGATTATGATCCAACACCTATGACACGCGAATGGTTAATTGAGAATAAGTATATTTCTAAATAAAGTAGTCTTTGCTGATTACTCATGCCCGAAGAAGTTAAAACTAGGGAAGAAGTTAAAAAGGAAGAAGTTAAAAAGAAAGGACCATTGGGAAAGTTGAAAGAAAAGGTAGGAGATTCTGAGGATAATCTTGCCATTCTTTCAACTTTTGTTCGTTTGGGGATTCTCGTTTGGTCTGGTGGCATTCTAACTCTTAATTATGTAACTGTTCCTGGATTACCTCAACAGAAGATTGACCCGACTTTCATAGCCTCCGTTTTTACGGGAGTTTTAGCGACGTTTGGAGTTCAGACAGCAAAGAAATCTGGTGATGGAACTATGAAGATGAATGGTGCCGCTGCTGGTGCCGCTGCTGGTGGTGGAATCACAAAAGCAGATCTTGAGAGATTAATTGCAGCTGCAGCTCAAACTGGACCTACTCAGACTAT